GGGCGGATTGGACTTCATGGAAGACCTTATGCAGCGGTATCAGGTAACAGATGAAAAGGCGTTGTCAGCTATAGAAACAGGAGCTAAGATGCTGGCCGATGATGTAAGGAAACTCCCAAAACCACGTTCTAAGATGACCGGGTCCGGATACACACATCTTTTAGATACCGTAACGACAAGGAGAACGAAAGGTGAAATAGAAGTCGGATGGGGGAAATATTATGGCCCAATGGTAGAAAATGGAACAGTGAGGGCAGATGCGGTTCCGCATGTGATGCCGACATTCCAGAAAAATAAACAGAAGTATTATCAAGCGATTGACAAGGAATTATGGAAGTAAAGGAGAAAAAAGAATGGCAATTACGACAAAGAAACCGCCAATTAAAGAGACGGTCGGGGCGCAGTATATCTGCTTCGATCAGTCGGAAGACGGAGAATATTCAGGGGAATATAGTGAAGAGGTGGAGTGCACCGAAGTGGTAAAAAGTGTAACTGTAACAGAAAACGCGGAAAACACAGATGTATATGCAAGTGGCATCGTATACGATACAGATTCCAGCGTCTCTTCAACGGATATTGAAGTAGAAGTGATTGCGTTCCCGGCAGAAACACTGGCTAAAATGCGGGGAGATACAGTGGATGAAGGTGGTCTGATTCTTTCGGGAGGGAAAGGAATTCGTCCATTTTTTGCATATGGAAAGGTTGTAAAACTGAAAAAAGGGAAGATACGTCTGGAGTGGTATCCAAAATGCAGGCTCGCGGAAAATACAGACGAAACGAAAACGAGGGAAGAGAGCTTTTCTGAACAGACAGACACGATTACCATTAAGGCATATGCCTTTAATGATAATGAAGATATCAAAGCGATGGTCGATTCTTCCTCATCCGCATTTCCGGCAGGATTGACGGAAGAAAAGTTTTTTGAAAAACCAATACTGACAAAAGAGGATTTGACGTCAGCGGTTTCCGGTTCATAAAGGAGAGAGGCATGAAGGAAAATTTTATTGATTTGACAGACGGCACGAGGCTTTCTGTCAGGGTAAATTTTGGGACGATCTATTACCTGCAAAAACAGAAAGGATTTTATCGTATCCAGAAGAAAGCAGAGAAAAACAAAAAGAAACTGACGGAAGAAGAAAGCTTTGAGCTGGCGGCCTATGTGATTTACGCAATCTTAAGAAGCAATGGGAAAACAGTAGGATTTGACGAAGCGCTTTCCCTTGTCCCTCCAGATACGGAACAATTAGAAAAGGTACTGCAAGTATTCCAGGAAGAATATGACCGGTATGTTAAAAAAAAACAGGCACAGTCGAGTGTGATGCCGGGGAAATAAACTGGCCGGAATATATGGTGGCGGCGAGAAAGATGGGAATGAGTGAAGAAGAATTTTGGAATTCAGACCCGATCTTTTTTAACGAATGTTATGAAGTGTTCCAGAAAGATAGAAGAAGGGAGGTAGAGGCACTATATGGCGGATAAGCTACAAAGAGTAGGTCTTGTCTTTAAGGCGGACGGGTCTGTGGATTTCAATAAAAGCCTGAAGGAAATCACAGCATCCATACAGGAAAACAGGAGTGCGTTTGAACTGGTGAAGTCAACATGGGATGACAGCACAAAGACGGCGGAGAAACTGAAAGAAACACAGAAATATTTGTCAGAGCAGACAAAAGATTATTCCGATAAAGTGACTTTACTGTCCCGACAACTGGATGAACTGGAGGCGGCAGAGAACCGGGACGAACGAGCAATCCAAAATAAGAGAAATCAACTGAATCAGGCAAAGAAATCGCTGAATAATTACAAAAAAGGGCTGGATGAAGTCGAAGACAAGTTAAAAAGCGGAAGCGCCAGAATGAATGATTATGCCAAAAAGTTGGATAATGTTGGGAATAAGGCGAAAAGCGCAGGCGAAAAGATGAGCGGAATTTCCACAGCGGCGGCGGGGATCATCGGGGCGGTAGCGGCAACAGTGCCTGCCACTGAGGAATACCGAAAAATCATGGGATCACTGGAAGTGTCAAGTGAACTGTCAGGATACAGCGCAGAGGAAACGAAGCAGACTTATCAGACATTGTTCGGTGTTCTTGGGGATGACCAGACAGCAGCGACTACAACGGCAAATTTGCAGGCAATGGGGCTTTCCCAACAGCAGCTTACCCAAATGGTAAACGGGACGATTGGGGCATGGGCGAAGTACGGAGATAGTATTCCGATTGATGGGCTGGCGGAATCCATCAATGAAACAGCAAGAACAGCAACAGTAACAGGAACGTTTGCGGACGTCCTGAACTGGGCGGGGACCTCGGAAGATGCGTTTAATGCAAAACTGGCTAATTGCCGCACGGAATCTGAGAGGGCAAACCTTATCATGCAGGAACTGGCAAACCAGGGACTGATGCAGGCAGGGCAGAAATGGCAGGAAAATAACAAAAATCTGGTAGAGGGAAATAAGGCAACGGCAGACTTTCAGGAAGCAACCGCGCAGCTTGCGGAAACAGTGGCTCCGATTATTACGCAGATTACTCGGATTGCGGCAGGGCTTTTAGAAAAATTCAATGCGCTTCCACCAAGCACACAGAAAATCATCGGAGGGATAGTCATCTTGACTGCGGCGATCGCACCCGCACTGACGGGAATTGGATTAATGACAACAGGGGTAGGAAGCTTGATGAAGGGATTCGGAAGGCTAAGTCCTGCGATCAAAGCGGTTTGGGGTGTAATAAACGCAAATCCTATTTCCAGAGCGATAACGCTGATCAGAGTGTTAGTGGGCGGTCTTGTGACTTTGTATAATAAATGCAAGTGGTTCCGGGATTTGGTAGACCCTATTTTAGACTGGATTAAGGATAAAGTCGAAAAAATAGTAGGATTTTTTGAGGACTTATTTTCTTTTGGAAATAAAAAATCCAGTGGGAAGAGCAAAAAGAAAAGCAGCAAAAAAAGCCGTTCTGTGAACCCGTTGTCATTGCGTACACCATCCATGCCGATCACATGGTATGCGAAAGGTGGGATTTTGAACCGCCCGACCATATTTGGTGCAAACGGTAGTACACTAATGGGAGGCGGGGAAGCAGGAAAAGAAGCCGTTCTTCCGATTGACTTATTGAAATCTTATATCAGAGAGGAAAACTCCAGAAACAATGGCATCATGGCACAGATATTGTCCGAAGTAATAAAAGATCTCCAGCTTGTGGCGGAGAACAATATTTATCTTGGAGATACGAAATTAGTGTCTGTGATGACGGACATGATCCTGGATAAAATGGGGCAGAAGCATCGGGCATATCGAGCGGCGAAAGGAGAGTAAAGGCAATGTATGATATCTGTTATGGTGGACGGCGGGCCTCTGAGTTTGGGGTCTGCATATCAGACAGACCAGATATTCCAGCGGCGAAAAAGAAGATGGAGAGTATTGAGATTGCGGGAAGAGACGGGATGCTCTACCTGGAGGAAGAGGCCTATGAAGAATCTGAAATTGAAATTCCGATGAATTATATTGGGCCAGAAGATGCTTGGATGGAACGGTGGAGGCTGATCCAGGGATGGCTTTCTGAAAGGAATACGGATTTGATTCTGGGTGATGACCGAAATTATTTTTTCAGAATTTCCAAAGTAGAAATTGACACGAATGAGAGAAGCAGCAGGCGGATAGGATCGTTCAAGGCGGTATTTATATCAAAGGATGGATTATCCTATTTGCAGGATGGGCTTGCGGAATATAGTTGTAAAGCGGTGAGGTATAATCCTTATCTGCTGGCCTATCCAACATATCATATTTCCGGGAGAGGAGTGTGTGAGCTTTCTGTGAATGGGAATTCATTTTCAGTAGAACTTACCGGAGAAGCATACATTGACACCGAGCGAAAGCTGGTTTATAGGTCGGATGGGACTGTAGTGAATAAGGCCGCGAAAGGGGACTTTGAAGATCTGTTCTTGCTTCCTGGAGAAAATGAAGTCGGATATCATGGTGCTTTCCAGGTCCAGGTCATACCAAACTGGAGGCGGTTATAATGATTGAAATTTATGAGGCGGGAAACGAGGATTTCCTGCACAACGGGGATATGACATTGTTGCCTGAAAGCTGTGAAACAGAGTGCGAACTCAACGGAAGTTGGGAAATGGAATTATCACATCCAATAGACCCGGATGGGAGATGGACATTGATACAGGAAGGGGCCGTGATTGCGGCTCCTTTGTTTCACTCAAAAAAGCAGCTTTTTCGGATTTACAAAAAGAAAAAAAACAGGATACGCGTCACAGCGTATGCGAGACCGATTCTATATGACGCGGCCAAGGAACTATATCTGAACAGGCTGGAAATATCGGGAACCGGGCAGCAGGTATTGAACTATATGACAAGAGGGCAGGAAAAGTACCGGGCATCCTCTGATATTATAAAAACAGCATATGTAGAATGTATAAGGACAAACCTGATTGAGGCTGTACAAGGTGATGGCGATCATTCCTTTTTGAAGAAGTTCGGAGGGGAGGTGTTCTATGACAATTATGAAATGATAATCAATGAGCAGATCGGCGAAGATAATGGGGCAAGGGCGGAATTCGGATATAATTGCAAAGAGATCGAAGAAGAGATTGATATGTCGGATGTCATAACAAGGATTGTTCCGGTGGCGTATAACGATTACATGCTTGACGGGGAAACCCCGTGGGTGGATAGTCCATTGATTGGCAATTACCCAGTGATCTATACGAAAACGGTAGAGTTTAAAGACGTAAAGCTGGCGACAGATGCCAAAGAAGGAGAGGAAAGCTTTGATTCTTTAGAGGAGCTGAGGAGAGAACTTGTAAGACGATGCCAGGAACAATTTCAGGAAGGTGTGGACAAACCGAAATGCAGTTATTCTTGTGATATGTACGCAATCGAGAATACAGAACAATACCGAAATGTAAAAGGCCTGGAAGCGATCGGGCTTGGAGATACGGTACAATGCAAAAATAAGAAATTGGGAATCACGACTACAGCGAGGGCGATTTCGATCACTTACGATAACGTCAGAAAAAAGAATTCCAAAGTGGAGCTGGGGGAGTTCCGTTATAACTACTTAAAAGAGATGTCATCGGTAGCACAGAGAGTGGAGAAGACAATCCGGGAAGATGGTTCCCTGGTTGCGGAGCAGGTTCAGGGGACGATTGATGCCATGAAAGCAAACCTGTACGCACAATCAACGGCCGCAAAAAAGACAAATTCGGCGGCGTTTTTGATCGAAGTGCTGGATGAACTATCAGCGTTATATGGGGCGATGGAAGCGGGAACACAAGGCCTTCGGGTGGCGAAAGAGAGGCTGCCGGATGGGGCGTGGGACTGGAAGACAGCCGTGACAGCAGCGGGAATCATAGCGGATCTGATCGTTGCCGGAAAGTTGTCGGACAAGCTGGGAAATAATTATTTTGATCTGGATGAAGGAGTTATCAATGCACAGAAAATGACGATTGGACCATTTGGGGTGACAACCGATGGATTCCTTTATATGAAACATGGAGAGACAACAAGTGATTCGTACTGGAGAGCGCTACTAGGGCCTGATGGACAAACAGGAGATACCCATTTCCGGTCGGATCGGATAGAGGCGGATACGGTACAGACAGACAATATTCATATTGGTACTGTTGGAGTTGATGAGAAGACAACAAAAACCGGGAGGGCGGAGTTCTCTGATGGCTCCTATATGGACTTCGTAGATGGAATCTTTGTAGGAGGGAAGACCGCCGAAGGGGGAACTGTCTGATGGGATACATTGAGAATGGAACAGAGATAGCAAAAAAGCTAAATAAACAATACGGATGGGCTAGAAATCCGATTGTTGCGTACCTGGCAAATGCCCAGCAGGAGTCCAACCTCAATCCGGCCTCCTTTCAGAGCGGACAAGGAAACTGGAATTCTGGCGTAGGCTTGAATCAGTGGACGCCAGGAACGAATCTACAGACTAGAGCGCGGGCGATCGGGAGGACGGATTATTTGACCATCGACTGCCAGCTTGCGGTTACTGATTATGAAAGAAGGACAGGGATCCAGTACTATGCGACAAGCGCTTACAATATTTCCTTTAATGATTTCATAAAATCATCAAGGGATATCGAATGGCTTACCTATGCGTGGGAGGCAAACTATGAAAGAGCCGGGACTCCAATGATGGAGAACCGGCTTCGCTATGCGCGGGAATGGGATACAAGAATTGATGGCATCCTGAAAAATATTGTGGAGGAAGCGGTACAATGGGCCATTGATACAGCAAATGACAGCTCGCACGGATATGACCAAGGGAATCGATGGGGACCGGATTATGACTGCTCCTCGTTTCTGACAACGGCGTACCGAAAAGCGGGTCTGTCTATCGGCGGAGGAACGGCAGTTAATACCGCGAATATGAGAAGCTATTTTATGGCGGCGGGTTTCCAAGATGTGACAAGTCAGGTGAACTTCCGGTCAGGCTCTGGAATCATTCGCGGAGACGTTTTAATTACCGGGCAAAAAGGGCACACGGCCATGAGCATCGGAGACGGACAAGTCGTACAGGCAAGCATCAATGAGTTTGGGGGAACGGTTGGAGGACAGACAGGAGACCAGACAGGACAAGAGATCTGGGTTACAAGATATTATAACTATCCGTGGGGATACTGTCTGAGATATCCAGGCGGAGGAAGTGTGACACCTCCAGAACCCAAGAATGTAGCGTTTGTACGGTGGATTCCTGCATAAAAGGGAGGAGGAACGATGGAATCAACAAAAGTTTTAAGTTTGGATTTAAGAGCCCAAGGGATTACAAATGTGATCTTTGCGACACAGCATGATACCGGGCGTTTGGTTAAGGTGCTTTTGTCAGGGACAGAGGGAATGATTTATAAAGCTCGTGTTTACTGTAAAAAACCGTCTGGGAAAGAAACATATACGGAAGGCACCGTATTCAATGATTATTGTGTACTTTTTGGATTAACGGAACAGATGCTGGCAGAGAGTGGGACAGTAAAAGCGCAGCTTCATTTGATGGATAAAAGCAGAGTTGTAACCTCTTTTGAGTTTCATATTCAAGTAAGCCAGAACTTGGTAGCAATGTCCAATATAACGAGTTCTGATGATTACGAGGCGTTGATCGATGCGCTTGGAAGGTTGGAACATATTGATCCAGTCGAGATTTCTGAATCAGAGATTGACGATCTGGATGATGGAGAAACAGAAACTATGTATAGCATGAATATACTAAAAGAATATGGTTCCATAGAGGATATGAATGAGGGATTTTCTTCAGACGGACTGACAGAAGGGTCATTGGTGATTGTCAACACGGGAAATGTAGAAGACGATGAAAATGCGGCAGTATATAAGAAACGGAGCCAGGGGTATGAGTTTCTGGTTGACCTATCAGGGAAACGGGGAGCGACAGGCCCGCAGGGTCCGCAGGGGAAACAAGGCATACAAGGACCGACCGGTCCGCAAGGCCCTCAGGGTCCAAAAGGGGAGCCTGGGGAGGTGGAAGGTGTAGAACAAATTGAAAATTCAGATATTGATGCGTTGGGAGGCGGTTCGTGATGCGTATCATGAAATTTCATGTGAAAGGCCAGAACCTTGTGAAGGACCAGCAATGCGATTTTAGTGGAATTGTAGCGGAGACAGAAGGATATCTCAATGCGGAATTTTTTTGTAGTAATGAATGGAAGGGATGCAAAAAAGTAGCCGGATTTACTAAACTGGGAAAAGAATATTATGCTCCTGTGATAAATGGACGGTGTCAGATACCGAAGGAAGCGCTGACATTTACGTCATTTGAGGTGCGACTGTATGGGAAAAGGGAAGGATACCGGATCACGACAAATTCCGTAACTATACACCAGGAAGGGGTGAGGCAATGACTGGATTAGAAGAAGTTTTTGCGGAGATGGATCTGGAAGAAGAGGAGAGTCAGGAGACAGAACGATGCAGAATCGATCCGGAGACAAGAGAGATTATTGTTCCTGATGCTATCCAGTTATTGGGCGTAGAATCGGATGAAAAAGTAGAAAGAGTTTTATTTCAGTGTCCCAAGATGGTGGGGGATCATATCGATTTATCCGAACTGATTCTGTTTATCAATTATGAAAACGCCAATGGAGAATTTGGGGTGTATTGCATTGATGATGTAGAACTATCAGAGGGAAATATCCTGTTTTCGTGGCTTCTGTCGAGGAAAGTAACAAAATACAAAGGCAATGTGAAGTTTATTCTATGTGCTAAAAAAACGGTCGATGATGGAACACTGAAAAATGAATGGAACACGACTGTGAACAGCCAATGTAAAGTATTGGAAGGGCTGGAAGGAGAATTGCCAGAACCGGATCCAGAAGAGGAATCTGTCTTGTTGGGATTGATAGGACAAGCTGCCGACGCGATTACGAGGACAAATACCGCATCAAAGAAAGCGGAGGACATCACAAGAGAGATACAGGGGAAAATAGAATCAGGAGAGTTGACAGGCCCGCAAGGTCCAAAAGGAGCACAGGGCGAGACAGGCCCACCAGGTCCGCAAGGCCCAAAAGGGGAAGACGGAGTGGCATCTGTGACACAACTGAATCCGGGAATGTTTGGAATGTATGTGAATGAAGAAGGGCATCTGATAATGACACATAATGATAACGAACCGGAGCCGCCATTGTCAATCAGGGATGGTAAATTGATATATACGATTTCATAGAAAGGATAGGGAACTATGGCACAGGAATTAGATTTGGGAAGTGTAATTGGCCCACAGGGCCCACAAGGGGAAGTCGGGCCACAGGGACCAAAAGGAGAGACCGGGGAAACGGGCCCGCAAGGTCCACAGGGAGCGACCGGACCGCAAGGCCCAAAAGGGGAAGATGGGAAATCGGTCAATATTAAAGGATCGTATGAAACAACAGGAGAACTACCGGAAGATGCGGAACCAGGTGATGGATATATTATTGATGGGAATCTGCATGTCTGGGATGGAAGTACGTGGAATAATGTGGGAAAGATTCAAGGGCCACAAGGTCCAAAAGGGGAAACAGGTTCACAGGGTCCGAAAGGAGACCAAGGAGAAACCGGCCCACAAGGTCCAAAAGGAGAAACTGGGGAAACCGGGCCACAGGGGCCGAAAGGGGTAGATGGGAAAACGCCAACATTTCGGATTGATGAAAGGGGTCATCTGATGGTTAGCTATGAAGAGGAATAGAAGGAGGAGAGTATGGCAGTAACAGAAGTTGATCTGGGGTTGGTAATAGGACCACAAGGTCCACAAGGTCCGCAGGGGAAAACTGGCCCACAGGGGCCGACTGGTGCGGCCGGGAAAGCGGCGACCATTAAAATCGGGAAAGTAACGACAGGAGAGGAAGGAAGCAGTGCTAAAGTAACTAATTCAGGTACAGAAAATGCGGCTGTATTGGATATTACAATTCCATGTGGAGCCACCGGCCCGCAGGGTCCGAAAGGAGCGACCGGAACCACTGGACCGCAAGGACCAGCCGGAGAAAAAGGGGCCACTGGCCCAGCCGGACCGACAGGTCCACAAGGAAATCAGGGAATCCAAGGACCAAAAGGAGAAACAGGAGCCACCGGACCGCAGGGTCCGAAAGGAGCAACCGGGGAAGCGGCTAGTATTAAAGTGGGAACTGTTACGACCGGGGCAGCGGGAAGTGAGGCATCCGTCACAAATGCAGGTACAGCAAGTGCTGCCGTATTGAATTTTACAATCCCGCGTGGAGAGACAGGAGCCACCGGCCCACAGGGTCCAAAAGGAGAGACAGGAGCCACCGGACCGCAAGGTCCGAAAGGAGCGACCGGTGCCACCGGCCCACAAGGGCCACAGGGTCCGGCGGGGTCAGACGCGAATGTACAGTCCATTACAACATCAGATATTGATGCATTATCAAGTTAAGGAGGAAAGACGATGAAATATTTGGATTTAACCGGACTACAGTATTTTTACAAAAAATATATAAAAACACTGGGCAGTGCCGCAAAACAGACTGTGGCAAATAATTTGACTACCACAGCAGCGGGAAGTGTCCTGGATGCAAGACAGGGGAAGACGTTGAGTGATAAAATCGCATCTGAAACGAATACATTGAATAGTGAAATTAAAACGATCAATACTTCTTTGGGAAATATTCAGGCTTTTGCAGTTAAAACAGTCAATATATCAAAACCAAATACTTGGGAGGATCAAGTAATAAAATTCCCGAAAGCGTTTACAAAAGCACCGTGTGTTATTGTACAGGCACAGACTGGGCAGAATGATACCTCAGTATGGGCGGATGCTATAACCACAACACAGTTCACGCTAAAAAAATATAGACCTACTGCATCGGCATTTGCGCTACAGGTCATTGCAATCGGTTTATAATCATAATGAATTTTCAAGAGCAGAGAGGAGAAGAAAAAATGGAAAAACTTGTATTAACTGATAACACAGAACTGGAAATTATGGATGGAGCAAGCCTGGATTACATCCGGATTCAAACAGATAATTTTGCCGCACTGGACCAGATAGCAGGGGCGCTCAAAAAAGAAGGGAATCTTGCTAAGGTACAATTTAAAACAGACGATGAGGTGACGGGAGAATATGAAGACTTATATCTGGAAAGGCCTATGTTTCAAGAAGCAGATATGACGCCGGATGGAAATGTAGTTTCCGTTATTGCTTTTCGAGAGAAAACGGAGTTGGAAAAGAGAGTGGATGCGATTGAAAGGGGACAGGAAATTCAAAATGGAGCATTAGAAGATCTTGGCCAAGTTGTATCTGAAATTGCGGAAGGAGGAGAAAAGTAATGGTTGCATTTTATGTAGATAGAATTGCAAAAGGGTTCATGGAACTAGAACAGGTTCCTACTTTATGGAAGGAAAAAGTGAAAGAAGAACTAGGAAAATAAGAGGGGTAATGAAGAATGGAGATCAGAGCGAGACCGTGAACCGGTCTTATTTTTGTGTAAAAAAAGACAATGGAAAGGCAGATCAGATGAAAGAATTATTACTGGAAACCTATACGATTATCTTGCCTATTCTCTTGGGATATATTGTTTGGCTGTTGAAACAGCAGAAAAAGAGCAGGGATGCAAACAGTAAAGGAAC